GACTACAAAAAATGGGACTATAGGAGATAACATGAGTAATATACACAACGAACAAACACTAGAACAAATCTTTGATGAAGTTTTAGAGCAAGACTCTAAAGGTTTATTAGAAGATGATATAGAAGAGATTTGTTATCTGTATGAACTACATGCTGATGATGATAGAGATGAGATACTAGGTTTCATAGCTGAAAGTATCTTTTATAACCAACATAACTAAGGAGAAAATATGAAAGGAATATTAATAAACCCACACGAAGAAACAATTACTGAGGTAGAATACTCAGGAAACTATAAAGAAATCTATGACATCATAGACTGTAGAACTTTTGATGTAGCTACTATTTATAATACACAAGATATATATGTAGATGATGAAGGATTACTAATAGATAATCAAAGATTCTTCAGTATCAATGACAGAACTTTTGGTGGTAAAGGATTATTGTTATCTCATGATGATGAAGGGGAAACAAAAAGTACAAATTTAGATTTACAAATAGTTCAAGATATGGTACAATGGCTTCCTGAAGGACACAAAGAAGAACTTTACATGGAGTTTATAGCACTATGACACAGTACAAAGATGAAGTAGAAAAAAGAAAAGAAGAATTAAAAAAAGAACAACTTGATAAAGATATTAGTTTTATTGAAGTAACTTTTAGAGATTCTAAATGGCACAAAGAAATAACAGGCTACAAAAGTGGTAGAAGAGTTGTTAAGTATAATGATAAAAGGAGGAAAGATAAAACAGAATGGCTGTAAAATCAAAAGCATTTAAACAAACTCATACTTCAGCAACAGGTGTTAGAGGTAAGAGAACAAGTCAAGGTAGAGGTAATGTTGGCTACTCTACTATGAACAAGAATACAAAAGCTAACCATAAGAAATATAGAGGGCAAGGAAAATGAAAGCACACTTAATGAAAATAATAACAGTAATGGTAGTTGCATTAACTATGTACGCTAGTATACTATTGTTAGATAAAGGCATTACTAATAATGCAGATGAGATAACAACTTTAAACAGGAAGATAAATTCTTTAGAAGCTATCAATCTAGAATTAGAATCAGATATTAATAATCTTAATATAATTATGAAAGGATTGAGAGGTGCTTTGAACGATAGAGAAATACAAGTAGATATTAAAGTACAAAAAGCTGTTGATAATAAATGGAAAGAGCAGTCAGCTACAGGTGGAGTTGGTGTATTAACAGGAGAAATAATTAATGAAAACACACTTTAAAGAATTAACAAAAGAAGAATACAGAGAATTTGAATCATGGATAAGAGAGCATGGTAAAGAACTATACGAAAACAAAATAGCTTATGAAGTTAGGTGGTCAGGTGATACCTACAACGTAAGAATATGTGACGAAAATATTTATACATTAGATGATATATTGCTTGACATTCAAGACAACTTAGGGTATAATAGCCCCAATTAAACGCCAATCCAAAGGAGGAATTATATGGCAGTATTAGAAGGAAAAGCCTACTGGGCTTCAGTAACAACACCAAACACTACGTTTGAACCTGTGTATACAGTTGATTTAGTAGTAGATAATGAGGTGGCAAATGACTTTGAAGCTCGTGGTTTCAAGGTAAAAGACTTGTCTGTAAAGGATGAGAATGGTGGGCAAACACCTGTTGGTAGAGCCTTAACAATAAAAAGAAAAGTTAATGGTCCGAATGGCATGGTAAGAAATGCACCTAAACTTTTTGACAAGGACAAGAATACTATGGATGACGTAGTAGGTAATGGTTCTAGTGTTAAGGTACAATACAATGAGTGGGAGACCGACAACAAGTTCGGTAGCTTCAAAGGTTTGGACTTCCAAGCTATGCAAGTTATTGATTTAGTAGCACTTAAAACTCAAGACGGTTCTGAGTTAGACCCATTTGGAGATGGGGAGGAATTTTAATATGATTATAAGTATTAAGAATGATGAAGGTGTTACATCTTATGATGTAAACAAAATAGAAAATGAAGAACTACAAAACAATGCTCGTATTACCATCAATAAGGTAGGACAATTGGAAGTTCTTTTAGAAGCTTTAAACTTTGCAAGTTCTGCACATAGGGGTAATCTTGAATCCCTCTTGAAGGATACTCCTGAAGCAGTGGTAGAGTCTGAAGAAGAAACAGTTGATGAGGAAGCTTCATCCGAAGAAGACTAATTAACGTTTCATATCTCCAATCGAAGCCACTCTCGTAAAACAGGGTGGCTTTTTTATTTAACAACGAGGGTAAATTATATGCAAGAACAAAGTAAATTTATTAAGTATCATGTTCCATGTCACGAATGTGGTAGCAAAGATGCAGTTTCTGTCAACGCTGACGGGTCTGCAAAATGTTTTAGTTGTGACAAATTTTATTCAAACTACGAGGGAAACGTAACGCCAATGACAAACTATATCAAACAACCAACACCCAAGCCACATGTAAATGTTCATGGTGGTATCTTTGCAAAGCTTACAGATAGAAATATCTCTAAAGAAACAGCAGAAAAGTATGGTGTTAAAGTTGTGTATGATGCAAATGGTCAACTAGCACAGCACCTTTATCCCTTCTATATTAATCACGAGCAATGTGCTACAAAGATTAGATATGTACGAGACAAACGCTTTTCGTTTGATGGTACTATACAAGACTCAGGATTGTTTGGTCAAAACCTTTTCAAGGAAGGTGGTAAATATCTTACGCTTGTTGAGGGTGAATGTGATGCCATGGCTACATACGAACTACTGGGTAGTAAGTGGGCTGTTGTATCCATCAAACGTGGTGCTGCTTCAGCAGTCAAAGATGTAAAAGAAAGTCTTGAGTATGTAGAAAGCTTTGACAATGTTGTTATTTGTTTTGACAAAGACAAGGCAGGTATTGAAGCTTCTCAACAGGTAGCTAGTATTATCAAGCCCGGAAAAGCAAAGATTGTTACGCTTCCTAATGGATACAAAGACCCCAACGATATGCTTAACAAAGGCAAACATCAAGACTTTACAAGAGCATGGTGGGATGCACAGGTTTATACACCAAGTGGTATCATCAGGGTATCAGAGAAACAACATGACTTCCTAAACAGAGAACGTAAACAAAGTGTTCCTTATCCTTGGGAAGGTCTTAACAAAAAACTATTGGGTCTTAGAGCAGGTGAGCTTGTAACTCTTACAGGTGGTACTGGTCTCGGTAAGTCAAGTATCACAAGAGAACTTGAACATTGGCTCATCAATCAGACAGACGATAACGTAGGTATCATTGCCCTAGAAGAAGACTGGAAACGTACAGTCGATGGTATACTTTCTATCGAAGCTAGTGATAAACTATTTATTGACGGTGTACGTGATGAGTATGGAGAAGCTAGGCTAAGCCATATGTTTGACAAAGTATTTAGCAATGACAGAGTATTTATTCATGCACACTTTGGTGCTAACGATATTGATGCTATCTTTGCAAAGCTTAGATATCTTATTGTAGGCTGTGATTGTAAGTGGGTAGTTGTTGACCATTTACATATGCTGGTAAGTTCTATGCTTGATGGTGATGAACGTAAAGCTATTGACAGTATCATGCACAGACTTCGTAGTATGGTAGAAGAAACAGGTGCAGGTATTATACTTGTTTCACACTTACGTAGAATAGAAGGCAACAAGGGACACGAGAACGGTATCAGTGTAAGCTTATCTCACCTACGTGGTTCAAATAGTATTGCACAGTTATCTGATTCTGTTATAGCCCTTGAAAGAAATCAACAGTCAGATGATGATTTAGAATCACGAACAACTAAATTACGTATACTCAAGTCAAGATATACAGGTGATGTTGGTATGGCTTGTTCATTGATATACGACAAAGAAACAGGTAGACTATCAGAGTATGAGGACTTAGAAATACTTAACTCTAAAGAAGAAGATATCATACCTTTCTAGGAGAAACATATGCAATTAGTATTTGACATTGAAACAGACGGACTAGACCCTTCAGTTATATGGTGTCTCGTAGCACAAGATGAGCATGGTAAGTTTCATCACTTCTACGAAGACACTCTTAACGAAGGTATAAAGTTCTTACAAAAAGCAGACAGGCTTATAGGTCATAACATACTAGGGTATGATATACCTGTAATTAAAAAGCTTACTGGTGTAGACTTATATCATTCAGATAAAGTTATAGACACACTTGTTTTATCTAGGCTACTTAATCCTACAAGAGAAGGTGGACACAGTATAGCTAAGTGGGGTTATAAACTAGGACTACCTAAGAAAGATTCTCCTGAATGGTCTGCATTTACAAAAGAAATGTTATCTTATTGTGAAAGAGATGTAGATATAAATTATAAATTATTTAATTATTTGAGAAAAGAATCTATTGGTTTTTCAAAAGAATGTATAAAGTTAGAACATAAAGTTACACATATTCTTGAACAACAAAAACAAAATGGTTTCTTATTTAATGATGAAGAAGCAATGTTTTTAGCTTCGGACTTAAGCTGTAAATTAAAAGAAACAGAAGATAAAGTACATGAAACATTCAAACCAATTTGGATTGATGATAAACTTGTTAAACCTAAACTAAAAAAAGATGGTAAACTTTCTAAACAGGGATTGACAGAACAAGAGTACTCTGATATAATAGATGGTACGCTTGAACAAAAACCTTTCATGAGGAAGACACTTCAAGAGTTTAATCTAGGTTCTAGAAAACAAATAGGACAAAGACTACAAGAACTTGGTTGGAAGCCAAATAAATTTACACCAACAGGACAAGCTATTGTAGATGAAAACACTCTTAAAAAGATTACTCACATAAAAGAAGCACAGCTTATAGCAGACTTCTTGCTATATCAAAAGCGTTTAGCCCAAGTACATTCATGGATTGATGCCGTAAATGAAGAAGACGGCAGGGTACATGGTTCAGTCATTTGTACTGGTGCTATCACGGGTCGTATGGCTCATAGAAATCCTAACATGGCTCAAGTACCTGCTGTTTACAGTCCTTATGGTAAAGAATGTAGGTCATGTTGGACAGTACCAAAAGGATACAAACTTGTAGGTATAGATGCAAGTGGTTTAGAACTAAGATTGTTAGCACACTATATGGCTGACGAGGATTATGTAAATGAAATTATCAACGGAGACATTCATACAGCTAACCAACAGTTTGCTGGACTTAAATCAAGAGATGAGGCAAAAACTTTCATCTATGCACTCATTTACGGGGCAGGAGATGAAAAAATTGGAAGC